GCCTTCTGCCAGTAGCCGTAGACCATCTTTTCAGAGCTGTCGAAGATGTCTTGCGGCACACCATCTACGACGGCGACAAAGTGGCGTGACTGGCGCGCAATGACGGTGCCTGACGGCATGTCTGAGCAACGCGCCTTACGCCCGCTAAATTTAGGCGCTGGCATCCAGACCCAACCGTAACGTGCGAGCACGGCTTGATACACGTCTTTCATGACGCCGTGGCGGACAGACTTTGCGCGCCCGTTGTCTTTATTGGCCTGCGCCAACTCTTTGTAGCAGGCGTCGTAATCGAGGCCTAAAGCGATCGCCATGGCACGAACGGCGCAGTCACCTGTTGTACCTTTGCGTCCTGACGCTTCGCGTCCGCCGTCGTTGTATGTGTAATATTTTGACATCTGAATGCGCCTCCCAGCGCTGCTGTTGTTAAGTTATACTGTTAGCATAATGTTAACAGATACAAAGTACAACCCTCTAATTGCGATTATTTGCGTAAAATGCTAAAAAAAGTGCATGCGGTTCCTCCCTTCCACGCCGCAAGAGCTGCAAGCTCCCCCGCGCGACCTCCCACGCGCGGGGTTTATTTGCAGCGTAAATGGTGTATTATGTGGATAACGTGTTAAAAGGAGCTCAAGATGCCTAAGAAAGGACTGTATGCCAACATACACGCTAAGCGTAAACGTATTGCGGAGGGATCTGGCGAAAAGATGCGCAAGGCAGGGGCCAAGGGCGCTCCGAGCGCGAAAGCGTTTAAGGCGGCGGCTAAGACTGCGAAAAAACCGAAGAAGAAGGCGAAGAAGTGATGTCAGCTACAACGACTACAGCTACTAAGTTTAAGCCGTGCAGCGGCTGCCCGACACCAAAGGCATGTAAGAGCGCAATGGGTGGTAAAGGTGTCTGCCTCGGAAGACTTAAAAAGGCGATCTAATGGGGCTTCTTGACGATCTGCAGATGGGCTTTGGCCTGAAGGAGCGCGACGACGATTACTACGAGCGCACGGCAGCCACTATTGGGCGTGAGCAGGGTTCTGACGCCGAGGAGCGTTACCGTGGATCCAACGTGTTCCAAGAGCGTCCGCAGTTCGGCGGGCCTCTGGCTTTCGTTGGCCGCGGTGGCGAGGGTGGTGGAATTACTGGCCCCCGTGATTTTGTTGACGGCGGCGGGCTCGGACGAAGCGGCGATAAATTTGTCGGTGGCCCTATAAGTATTTTGGCAAACTTTCTTGGTATACGTCCTATGGGTTACAATGACCGCGATCGCGTCGGGCAACGTGTTGGCATGGGCGCACTTGAGAGCGGCATCTTGCGCCCAACGGAAAGCGTCACCGAAGCGACGCGTGTGCGCCCTGATCCCACTAACGTAAGCGGCGTAGGTCTAGATAGATTTGAAAGCGATGACGCGCGTGCAATCCGCGCTAGTTTGGCAGCTAATGTTCCCGCGCCAAATCTGTCGCCTCGCTACGCGGTGAAAGACTACGCTCTGGGGTACGGAATTGATATGAAATGACGGAGGCTTACATTTCGCAAGCGCCAGTTGAAGCAGGCCAGCCTAGTTTTGACGAGTTTATGGCCAACCAACGTGCGTTAGAGAGCGAGCTTGGCTATCCGCCGATGGATGATAAGTATTACCAAGACGCGTATCAGCGCTTTTTAACTAGGACGCGCTAATGCCCGCCAAGAAGGATAGCCGCCTCGAACGTGCTGGCGTTTCCGGCTACAACAAGCCGAAGCGCACGCCAAATCACCCGACGAAATCGCACGTCGTGGTTGCGAAGGATGGCGATCAGGTAAAGACGATCCGCTTTGGCCAGCAGGGCGTGAGCGGCGACAAGAAAACTACGGCGCGCAGCAAATCGTTTAAAGCGCGCCACGCGAAAAACATCGCCAAGGGCAAGATGTCCGCGGCGTACTGGGCTAATAAGGTGAAGTGGTGATATGAGCATTTTAGATGACATTATTAAACTTGCATTACGCCAGCGTTACCCTGAAGTGACGCCGCCGGTAATGAAATTTGATAAGAAAAAGGGTAAAGAGTATTTAGCTAAGAGCGAAAGCCCAGAGGCCAAAGCTGTAAAGCAATTACGCGACGCCACGCAGCGTCGTATCAATGCTGGCGACTATGATCCTTACTTCAACATTTCAGATCGTTTTACTGTTGACCGGTATAAATATCCGGTTGCGTCGCAGCCAAACCAAACGCTTTCGGTCTTGCCGTCAAAGCAAGAAACGATTGATAAATATAGAAAATTTTATAACAACCCTCAGTCAAAAAGAAATCTACTTGAAGCATACGAAAAAGGTATCGATCGGCCAGACACGTCTGACTGGTATTTTATGGGCCAATTTGAAAAAGAATTTATAGATGAATATGGTGAAGAGTTAGGCCGTAAGAAATTCCAAGAAATGTTTGCCGACCCTATGGCAGCATGGACTGGTGGTGCAGATCCGCAAGCAAATCTTTTAATGGCTGGCTATGACAACTTTCGGAAGGCGCAAGGCGTTGGCTTGCCGGAAAACACATTTGACTACCCGTACCCAATTGGGGGGCGTTTCTTAGGTAATAATGCTAAGTCAGCATCTAAGATTGAAGCGGAGGGTGGTATTAATCCAACGACAAATCCAAAGCGGTTTAACTTCTCAACAAACTTCCAAGGCGCCGAAGATCGTGCGACCATGGACGAGCAGATGATGACGATTGGGTATAAGCAGCAAGTTCCCACGCCAAACACATATGGCGCTGTTGAGGAAGTCGCTATGGAGCTTGCTGATAAAAAAGGCGTGACGCCTATGAAGTTTCAAGAAGTTGTCTGGCATGGTGGAACTGGGAAAGAGGGAAAACCCATGATCCAGTTTGTGAATGAAGCAATCGAACGCACCAGCGCAGTGACCGGTCTGCCACCAAAAGACGTTGTAAGGATGATGGTTCGCGGAAGCATTCCAATCTTTGGCGCTGGCGCCGCAGCTCCAATGACAAACGATATCCTCAACTACTTTGCAACGCTAGAAGGTGACGGTTCCTGATGGCTAACCCATTGAAATACGCGCGGGGGTTACTTGACTTGCTGCACTTCTCCGATGAAGTGCGGCCAGTCGTCGACCCTATGAAGCATCTGACGAACCCCAATATTCGCGGTGCCGAGGCATCGCTTGCGCGTTCTGGGGTAAGAACAACGCCGTTCCGGCAAGAGCCAAAAGAGTTTTACGACCCTTATCCACCGCAAAGTTATTGGGCGTCTGAGGGTTACAAAAAGGAGCGCGGTCTAGGTGACGCGATCCACACAACGCGTCAGCCGGTCGAAGGCTTCTACGATATTAGTCAAGATGCAGATCGCTTTTTGCCAGTAGCGATTGAAAAAGTTGATGATATTTTATCTACTAATAAGATTAACATCCCTGACGGCGAGAGATCTGACCTGATTATCTCTGAAGCTATGAATATGGCAAAAGTTGCAAAATATCTGGGTCTACAAAACCGCAAAGCACGGCCAAATGTTTACACCCAGTTTAATCCTGTCGTTCCGGAGTTTGTGAGGCCTCCGGAGGGACAGTTTATGAGTATTCTCGATTATTTGGAAGGATTAGAGAAATGAGTACACACGTTTATGAAACCGAAATGAATGATTTTGGAAAATCTCTTTTAGAGACGAATCCAAATTTTAAAATTGAAATTCTTGAAACCTTGGGCGACGAGAATGATCTCTTGCCGATGTATAAAGTTCGAGTGACTGAAGAGAGGCCAGATGAGTGACATCCGTAAAAAGTTTTCCATAGCATTCGATGACGTTGACCCATATGCGCGTAAGCTAGTTTATAAGACGGACGACCAAGGGCGCACGTATCGCGACTTTGGTGACTACTTGTACACCGAAGATCAGCTCGCTGGCTTTATGGATTACATGAATGTTAACCCGAATCTATTAGATGCGCGCCGCACTAGCGTTCGAAGCGCTATGGATGAAGGGCGCGATCCAATGCAAGCTGTAGCGATGACGCGATTGAAAGAGATGACGCCGATCGCGAATTTGCCTTACGTTGCGGATGACGTGTATGGGCGCATGAGATCAGTGCGTGACGCTTACCAAGAAGACCGAAATCTTGATATGCTTGGCCACATTGCAATGCTTGGCTTAGACGTCGCGCCGGCGGTTTACGGTGGCTATAAGGGGTTGAAATATGCGACACGTCCTGCGCGAGAAGCATATCGTCGTGACCGCATGGACGTTGCAATGCCCCCAGTAAGTTCTCGACGCCAGCCTGTTATGACACGAAACCGCGGCTTCAACAGCCCAATGCCTTTGACCGCTGGCTTATTAGCTGACGTTGAAGGCTATTTAAACCGATAGGAGCCGTTATGGACTACGAAATCAACGAACTCGCGGCGCAGATCGAAGCCGAGCTAAACCCTGACATTATGTCCGACGACGAGCTGCAAGGTATTGTCGGCAAGGAGATCGACGACGCAATCGATTTTATCGATAACTGGATCTCGCCGGTACGCGCGACTGCGACGGAATATTACCGCGGCGAGCCGTTTGGCAATGAGGAAGAGGGGCGCAGCCAAGTTGTGAGCATGGACGTGCGCGACACCGTGCAAGCGATCATGCCCTCCCTGATGCGCATCTTCCACAGCACCGAGCGCACCGTTGAATACGTGCCGCAAGGCCCAGAGGATGTCGCAGCCGCCAAGCAGGCGTCTGAGTATGCCAACTTTATCATTAACCGCGACAACAACGGCTTCCTGCACATGCACGCTGCGTTCAAGGACGCGCTGATTCGCAAGGCTGGCTTTTTGAAGTGCTACTGGGATGATCAGACAAAATTTGAGACGCATGATTTAACCGGTTTGGACGACAATGCGCTATCTGCTTTGATGTCTGACCCTGACGCGCAAGTTGACATTGTGGCATCTGAAATGGTTGGCGAGCCACAGATCGATCCTATGTCTGGCCAGATCATCCCGCCGCCGTCTGTTCATGCTGTACGCGTTACCTATGTGCACCCAGACGGTCGCGTGAAGCTAGAGGCCGTGCCGCCGGAAGAGTTTCTAATTTCACGAGAGGCCAAGTCACTTGAGACGGCCGACTATGTTGCGCACCGCCGCATCGTGACCGTGTCTGAGCTCGTGGCCATGGGTTACGACTACGACGAGGTGTCAGACCTCGGCGCGTCATACGATGAAATGGATACCAACGTCGAGCGTTACACGCGCAATAAGGCGCTGACTAACGAGATGAACGAGCGCAACGACCCAGCGATGAAGAAGGTGCTCTACGTTGAGAACTACATTTATGTCGATTACGACGGCGACGGTATCGCGGAGCTGCGTAAAATTTGCACTGCCGGTGATGGCAATAAGATACTGATGAACGAGCCGTGTGCGATGGTTCCGTTTGCTGTTTTCTGCCCAGACCCCGAAGCGCATGACTTCTTTGGCATGTCTATCGCGGACACAGTCATGGACATCCAGCGCATCAAGTCGTCAATCATGCGCAACACGCTCGACAGCTTGGCAATGTCTATTCACCCACGCGTCGCAGTCGTTGAGGGCATGGTTAACTTAGAAGACGTTATGTCAACTGAAGTCGGCGCCATAATACGCCAGCGCTCCGCCGGTCAGGTGCAGCCTATGTCAATGCCGTTCGTTGGCCAGCAGGCATTCCCTGTACTGCAATACATGGACGAGATTAAAGAGGCCCGCACAGGCATTTCAAAGGCGTCTGCGGGCTTGGATGCCGGCGCACTGCAATCATCCACCGCAGCGGCCGTTCAGGCGACTGTGAGCGCCGCACAGCAGCACATTGAGCTTATTGCGCGTATCTTTGCGGAAACCGGAATGAAGCAGCTCTACAAGATTGTGCTGCACTTAATTACGACGCATCAGGACCGCGCGCGTATGGTTCGCCTGACAAATGAGTTTGTGCCGATCGACCCGCGCGCGTGGAATGCCGACATGGATGTTACGATCAACGTCGGACTTGGACGCGGATCGGACACCGAGCGCATGATGATGATGCGCCAGCTTGCGGATATGCAGAAAGAGGCCATCACGCAGATGGGCCCAGTCAATCCGTTGACAGACATGAACAAGTTAGCCAATACGCTGAAGGCGATGACAGAGCTTGCGGGCTTCAAGGATGCATCTCAGTTCTGGTCAGATCCGGCGCAATTCCAAGCGCCTCCGAAAGAGGATAAGCCAGACATTAACGAGCAGCTTATTCAGGTGCAGATCCAGCAGATCCAAGCGGACATCCAGAAGAAGGCGGCGGAGCTACAGCTTGGCCGCGAGAAGATGATCATGGAAGACGACCGTAAGCGTGATGAGCTGGATGCGGAGCTGTTCGTGAAGGCGGAAGAAATGAAGGCCAAGTATGGCACGCAGCTTAACGTGGAGCAAATTCGCTCAGAGCTGGCGATCAATCGGGAGGTGATGAAGGCACAAGCCGAAGTCATTAAAAGTGGAGTAGATGGTGAAGAGTAAGCAGCAAATCATAGACGACGGGCACGAGGCTGCCCGTCTTCTTCGTGACACCGACCTCATGCGTTTTTTGGATGAGTTGGAGCAGGATTGCTGGGAGGAGTTCAAGTCGACGAGCACCGGCGATACAGACGTTCGAGAGGGCGTTTATATGAAACTGCGCGGCGTTCAGGCTGTACGCCAGAAGCTGCGTGCAATGGAAGATAATGCGACTATTGAAAAAAAGCAAAAATAGCGCATAATATGGAGCAATAGCAATGTCAGAAGCCAACAACCCATTAGGGACTGATCTGAACACCGCACAAAATGCCATCAGAGACATGATCGCGCCCCAAGAGGATAACGTGACGGACACTGAGGCGCTTGAGGCCGAAGCCGTAGAGGCAGAAGCCGAAATGCCAGAGAACTCTGTAGAGTACGATCAAGAGTACGATCAAGAGTACGAAACAGAGGACGATGGCGGTTCTGAGTACGAAGACGAAGCCGAGGAGCAAGGCGACGCATCATTCGACATACTGTCGGCCACGGTCGAGGTAGATGGAGAAGAGATTACCGTCGAGGAGCTAAAACGCGGAAATCTACGTCATCGGGATTACACACGCAAAACTCAAGAGCTGGCAGAGGCACGTCGTGAGATGGCCGCGCAGTATCAAGAGATTGAGCGTGAACGTGCTCAATATGCTCAAATGCTGCCTGCCTTGCAGGAGCGTTTGCAGCAACCGGTTGAACAGGAGCCCGACTGGGACACTCTGTACGATACAGACCCCACGATGGCAGCGAAGGCAGAACGCCAGTGGCAGCTGAACGTCAGCGTATGGCTCAAATAGAGCAGCAACGCTTGGGGCAGATGCAGGCTCAATACTTTGAGCAGCAACGCCAAATCCTGCCTGAGATCATTCCAGAGTGGCGTGACACCTCTGTCGCGTCCAAAGAGGCCAAAGATATTCGCTCATTTCTCTTAAACGAGGGTTTTACCGAGCAAGATGTCAACGGTCTAACGAATGCGACGCTTGTGAAGCTAGCGAGGAAAGCAATGCTGTACGATAAGGGCCAGACACGCGCAACGGAGGCTAAGCAAAAGCCGAAGACGCAGAAGCCCAGAAAGACGCTAAAAGCTGGATCTCGTGGTTCGCAGCCTAAACCTAAGAGTGAGCAACAACAGGCGCTGAAGCGCGTTCAACAATCTGGTCGTGTGCATGACGCCGCGGCTGCAATTAAATCGTTACTCTAGGAGGCCACTATGGCAATCGTAGCAAACACCTTTACATCGCATAGCGCGAAAGGTATCCGCGAGAGCTTGGCAGACATAATTGCCAATATTTCGCCCGAAGAGGTTCCTCTTCAATCTAACATCGGCTCAGAAAATGTGTCTAACACTTACTTTGAGTGGCAGACCGACAGCTTAGCCGCAACTTCAACAACACCACGCATCGATGGGGATGACGTTGCCGTTGACGCGTATGACGCAACAACAGCGACAACACGCGTTGGTAACTACACGCACATTCTACGCCGCACATTGATTGTCGCAGACAACATGGCAGCGCAGGATTTGGCGGGTCGCAACGACGAACTTGCGTACCAGCTCGCAAAGCGCGGTAAAGAGCTAAAGCGTGACATCGAAGCGACGTTGACAGACAACAACGCTCAAGTTGCGGGTAACTCTTCAACAGCTCGCGAGACAGCGGGTCTAGGCGCATGGATCGCGACAAACGACGTTTTCGCGACTGGCGGCTCAACTGACGGTGCGTCACCAACTGGTAACGGCACAAACGCGCGTACTGATGCGGCTGACACTTCGGACGCTACGCACGACGGACGTGTTGCGTTCACAGAGGCAATGCTGAAAGACGCAATGCAGAGCGCATTTACTGCCGGCGGACAGCCAAGCATCTTGATGGTAGGCCCACACAACAAGACTGTTGTGTCTACTTTCGCGGGTATTGCGGCACAGCGTTACCAAGCGCCAACAGCGGCGCCAACAACAATCATCGGCGCGGCTGACGTTTACTTGTCAGACTTCGGCACATTGAATGTTGTAGCAAACCGCTTCCAGCGTGAGCGTGACGCGTTCTTGCTAGACCCAGAGTACGCATCTGTATGTTACTTGCGTCCGATCCAACAAGTTGAGTTGGCGAAGACTGGCGACGCTGAGAAGCGTATGGTCATCGCGGAGTTCGGCTTGAAAGTGTCTAACGAAGCAGCGCACGCAGGCGTCTTCGACTTGCGCACTTCATAAGTTAGGCGGGGCGGCTTCGGTCGCCCCCTCACTTTTGGGAGACTATAATGGGACAAAGACGAATATTTGACAAAGATCCGGTCACCGGCATCACGCAATATTGGCACGTCACGGACAAGGGGGAGTACGTGATTGAGACACAGCAAGATGTCTCAGCGATTGCGGAAAGAAACAAACGTGAGTTCAACGAAACGCCAAATCGATACCGCGACGTCAATAAGGTGGCGTCAATACCATTAAACGTGTATTATGACCTAAAGCGTAGAGGCATTGCGGACGACCCTAAAAAGTTTAAGCAGTGGCTAAACGATCGTGACAACAGAGTATTTAGGACAAGGGCGGGCACGCTGTGAGTATTACAACATACGCAGAGTTGAAGTCATCAATAGCTGACTTTTTAGACCGCGACGATCTTACGTCGGTTATTGACACGTTCATTGATCTGACTGAGGCTGATATAAACCGTAGAGTGCGTCACTGGCGTATGGAAAATCGCGCCACTGCTGAAATTGACGGGAGATATAGCGCTATACCGGCTGACTTTCTTGAGCCAATACGCTTGCATATTGAGAGCGATAACCAGCCGCTTGAAAGTCTCAGCCCTTATAGAATGCAGGAGCTTCGCCAATCAACGTCAGATGCGGCGGGAAAGCCGCAATACTACGCATTAACGCAAGGTGAAATTGAGTTGTACCCAACGCCAAATATCGCGTATAACTTAGAGATGTTTTATGTGGCGAGGCTGCCGGCTTTGAGCGACTCTGTCACGACAAACGTCATTTTGCAGTATCACCCCGATATATACTTGTACGGCTCTTTAATGCACGCTGCCCCATACCTTGGGGAAGACGCGCGGACGCCTATATGGTCTAATTTGTACGCTGGCGCGGTGGAAGCGGCAAAAAGAGAAAGTGACCAAGCTAAGACAAGCGGGTCGGGATTACGCATGAAAATTCGGAGTTACTCATGAGCTTTACAGATTACCTAGAAGACAAGTTGTTGAATCACGTATTTGGTGGCACGGCGTACACAGCGCCTACAACGATTTACGTTGGCTTGCACACATCTGCATCGTCTGACAGCGCGGCAGGCACAGAGGTGTCTGGTGGTGGTTACGTTCGCCAATCGGCGGCGTTTACGGTATCTGGAACAAACCCAACGGAAGCTGACAACGACGCTGCGATTGAGTTCCCGACTGCTACTGCA